CCTTGTGCCAGTTCGCAATACCCTTCGGTGTTTGTTCTCCCTCACCTCCTGGGTAGCCCTCGCCCCGGTAATAGGCCGAATAGGCTGGCGCCATCCCGGTTAGGGCCTACCTCCTCGACCCCCACACCCCAAAACTCGAACTCATGCGCGGGGTATACGACTCCGACAAAACTCGCACATCTTTTTGAAACCCTAGTCAAGAGGAATCGTTTACGAAGAGAGATGGCAATGATGTCTAGCAGCTAGATATCTTAAGGGGAAGGCCCATTTTGAAGGGATAGATCGTCCGGTGAGGCCTTCGGCCCGCCCGGCCCGGTCTCAAATTGTGCATCCGTACCCCCTTGTGTAATCGGGCCTGAGCAGTTAAATTGTAGGTAGGGAAATCGGTGTTTTTTATCCTTTCTCGAAGTTAAGGAGCTACATGAGATGCCTGGTGTAATCTCTGCAAGTAAAGTCGCCGCTGAGAATAGGGAGCGACAAAGAGCTAATCGGAATGACTTCCTTAGTATGCCCGAACCAGAAGAGGACCACAAGTTCGAGGTCGATCTACGTGGCCTCTCGTACCGGGAACTCCAAAAGCTCGCTAAGAGCCGGAACATATCCGCTGGTGGAAGTAAGGTTAACCTATACGCTAGACTAGCAGAGGCTTAAGATGGGTGTCTTTCTTGGTACACTGACTATTCCGATCAGCACGAAGCCGAGTAATGCGATTGCAATTCCTCGAGCGATAAAAAGACTCATAATTGTCGTTCCAGCTACATTAACGGGAACGGTAACTGCTCAAGTACCGGACGACATAACTTCATCCCCCACCTTTGTCAATCTCACCCGCCCCTCAGGATCAGCTGCGGGAGATGAGGACATCACACTTGCTGCGAGTAAGGCTGTTCCCATTAATCATGCAGCTATGTTCAGCATCCGGGTAAACAGTGGATCGGATGAGGCTGCTGCAAGGTCCTTTGCTCTATTTGGTGAGGAGCAATACTAATGCCCGGTCATACACCAGCAGAGCAAGCAAAGAAGCGAACAAGAAGGATTAAGAGGATACTCACACCACGTAAGGTAGTGAGAAAGACGGTAAGGCGAAAGAGGACCCGGTAAATGCCTACCTACAGTCGAGAAATAGCCCCTCTAATACAGTGGAAGCCTATCCACGATCAGATGATCGCTCTCTATATCGCTGGATACAGTTTTGACGCAATAGCTAAGGCCCTTGGTAGGGCTCGAACGAACGTAGCCAGCGTTATTCATGATCCTCGCGCACAGAAGGCAATAGAGTTCGCTCGAAAGCGTACCTTTACGACGATTATGACCGCTGTCGATGATCAAATGGTAGTCCTTGGGGCGAAGGCCATCGATAATATTGCCGAAACCATCAATACACCCATCCGTGACAGCGAAGGTAAGGTCGCCGTCGGGACGAAAGCAAAGGTTCATCAAGATAATATCTCCTTTGAGCTTCTTGGTCGGATCGGGTTTGGTAGAGGAAGTCAGAAGGAAGACGCTGGAGGGCTTAGGCTCTCTCCTGAGACCGAGAAGAAACTCGTTGCAGGCATTAAGTTAGCAACAAAGGCCGAAAATGACTACAAACAGGCTAAAGATGTTGACTTTGAGGTAGTAGAGGGGAGCGATAATGGCACGCAAGCAGAAGCGGACACAGACGGCAGCTGATAGTGCCCGAGCACGCCTTCGGAGAAAAACAACGAAGCCGCGAGGGCTAGTTACTCGTGAGCGTCAGCTCGTCTCGGCCCGGAGAGAGCTTGCTACGGTTCGAGGGACAGGGGTTGCCTCAAAGGCGCAACTTAGCCGTCTTCAAAGTGCTGTTACTCGAGCCGAGCGTAACGTTAAGGCTCAGCGAGCCGCTGCAAAAAGGGCCGGACGCCCAACAGGAAGCTAATGGACCAAGATCAGGAACCAACAGCCGAAGACTTTGACGCTCTAGCTGACGAGAAAGAACTCTCGAAGCGTAGGGCTGCTGCGGAAGATCAGTTTAAGGATCTTTCGGGTGATGACCTTTTGTTTATGCGGAAGTGGGCGAAGAGAGACCTTTTCTTCCTTACTAATACAATCCTCGAGTATGACCTTCTCTCTCCGAAGCTGCACAAACATTATTGTAAGTGGAAAGAAGAGACGAGGGGCCACCAATATCGACTGGAGCTTTTACCCCGAGGCCACTATAAGACGACCCTCAACATTGGAGAGAGCATTCAAATCGCTCTCCCGAACGACGACAAGATTGTAACCGAGTACCCTTGGACCCTCGGCTCTAACGTTAAGATACTTCTCTCTCACGAAACAGAAAAGGGAGCATCTCGGATGCTCTACGAAATCGCGGAAGCTTTCATGTCTAAGCCTATGATGCTCGCCTTCTTCCCCGAGTGCATACCCACTCGTCGGAGACAACGCATAAACACACTCGAATTGGAACTCCCGCGAGATACTCATTGGAAGGAGCCGACATTTGACGTAATTGGGGCAGGTGGAGCTGCTCAGGGACGCCATTATCATCGACTTAAGCTCGACGACCTTATTGGAGAGAAGGCAAGAGAGTCTCTAACGACCATGAATGGCGTCCTTGAATGGTTCGACAACATGAATTCGTTGTTGACTCGGGATAAGATTGATGGGTGGGACCTCATTGGGACAAGGTACTGTCTTTATGATGTTTATTCTCATGCAATGAAGATTTACGGAATTGACTTTGACGCTTCAGTTCTAAATGCTGTAGACCAAGAAAGGGAACGGCTTGAGCCTGGCCTCTTAGCTTCATATATTCGTTCGGCAATCGAGTTTGGGGAGATTATCTTTCCTGAAGAGAAGTCGATGGAGAAGTTTAAGATATTGATGAAGAACCGGAAGATTTGGGCGTCTCAATATGCTAACAATCCCCTCGACAGCGCCCTCACCGAGTTCGACGCGAAATGGCTTAAGTTCTATAATGTTGCAAACAACGGAGATCTTATCATCTTCGAGGGGGATACTTCTCGTCGGGTCCAGCCCGACCAGATGGACCGGGTAGTCCTCATTGATCCCTCTATGGGAGAAGATGACACAGCAGATGAGACTGGAATTGTAGTAACCGGGACGGACAGTCACAACAACGTCTACATTCTAGAGACGATACGAAAACGCTTGAAGCCTCATGAATTGATTGCGAAGATGTTCGAGCTTAATGGCCGATGGTATCCAAGGCTCTTCTCTGTTGAAGAGGTTAACTTCTCCGCAATCTATCGTTATTGGTTTACCCAAGAGTGTGAGCGGTTGGGCATAAGTCCTCAGGTTTATGGCTACAAGACTCGTAGTCGGAATAAGGAATCTCGAGTTAAGGTTCTCGGGCCGCTAGGCATCGCGGGTCAAATCTACTGCCTCGAAGGTCAGCATGAGTTCCGCGAGGAGTGGGAGAGGTTTGGGGTCATAGCAAAGTTCCACCTCCTCGATGCGCTTGCACAAGGCCCCGAGGTGTGGCAAGGGGGGATGATGGAGGAAGATGTTCGGGAGGTTGAGAAGTCCTATGAGCGGGCGCTTGCACTAAGATCGGACGTTACAGGTTACTAACGATGTCTAACAGCTAGACATCCGGGTTGCCGAAGGCTCACCTGACGAGCTCCCTCGGCGGCTCTTAAGGCAATAAGGATGATTCGAAAACGTGGAAAGAAGCATGTTCTCCTCAGTAGGTCCGGGCGGGTGTTGGGGACACACTCCACGAGGATAGCAGCAGAGCGACAAGAGAGTGCTATTAACATCAGTAAGGCTCGTAAGGCAGGTCACCGGATACCTAAGGGGAGGAAGGGAACATGATGGAAGTAATTGCGGCAAGTCTAAGTCATTTGCCAGAGATCGTAGGTTCGGTCGTGTTAGTATTAGGGGGACAGAAGGGATTCGAGGTCTACAAGAGAAAGAGGTTTTCGAATGGAAACCACGATCGAAGGAAGGGTAACTCCTTTGCGGACAGCGACAAGGACTTTATTCGTGGATGCCTTATTGATCAGACAAGGGCACTAGCGTCGGTGATGAAGGTTGATCGACTTGAGTTGGTTGTTGATCTTGGGGATGTTATCCGAAGTGATGGGGAAAAGACTCGAACTGCTGTGAGGGCAGGATAATGGGATTGCTCGATATACTTGCTGGTCCGGTGAAAGGACTTGTTGGTGCTGTGGGTAGCATCATCGATGACCTTCACACTTCTGGTGAAGAGAAAGCTGCCGCGAAGCAGAAGATTTCCGAGCTCGAAGCGGCGACGCTTCTCAGCTTGGCCGAAGTAGGGAAGACTCTTATTGAAGCTCAACGGGCTGTGGTTGTATCCGAGACAAAGGGTGGGTGGCTCCAGAGAAATTGGCGGCCCCTGACGATGATGGTTTTTGTGTTTATTATCTTTAATAACTACGTCCTTGTTCCTTATATAAGTGCTTTTGGTGGAACGATCCCGGCTCTTGAGATCCCTAACGGAATGTGGGCACTCTTGAACGTCGGCATCGGTGGGTATATAACGAGTCGTGGTATTGAAAAGGTTGTAGCTTTACGCAACGGGAATAAGTAATGCCATCTCTTGCAGTTACTGACTTTATTAAGGTTCCCGGTCCTCCAGCGGCTGTAGAACCTCTCGACCCTAAGGGCAATTGGCCGAAGATGCTCAAGCTCTCTTCGGAGAGAGAACTCGTCCTAGTCAGTTGGCTCTCCTCAGAGATTGAGAGTGCTTGGGTTGAGAAGGAGGATGTAGTCGCTGATTGGAAAAAGTGGCAGAATCAATATTGGGCTCAACCTGAAACGACGGTTAAGAACTTCCCGTTTAAGAAGGCGGCGAATATAGTCATCCCCCTTACAGCGATTGCCGTCGAGGCGGTTCATGCCCGGCTCATGAACACTGTTTGGTCGGTCGAGCCTTTCTGGAGCATCCGCCCCCGAAGTGGTCGTTGGATCGAGAGTGCAAAGCCTGTTGAGGAATGGCTCCAGTCAGAGGTCGAGAATGAGAACTCACTCGACGCGTTTAAGTTCTGTTCGGACACTTTCATGGAACTCTGTAAGTTGGGAACAGGGATCGGAAAGAGTGGCTATACAAAGATAATTAAGAAGTCCGTGAGACCAGCAGCAGATGGCTCAAACGATCCCTTCTATTCTGTCGCAAATAATGGGGCGACACTTGAATACGTTCCTTGTGCAAACTTCATCATGCGGGCAGGTGAGCAAGATCCTCAACTTTCGGCATGGGTAGGGGAGGAACATTCCTTTACTTGGGGACAGATGAAGAAGATGTCTCAAAGTGGAAGGATGTCGACAAAGGCTATTGAAAAGATCCGGCATTGGGAGCAGTCGAACGAGGGGGAGCGAACCGGGAGTGCAGCAGACTACAAGAATGAGATTGAGAAACTTGACAAGTTTGAGCCGATGTGGCATGATGAATTCCGCATTCAAGAGATTTGGTGTGCCTTTGACATTGATGGGGTAGATGGAGAGGATGAGGAGATTGTTGTTGACTATCATCATGCGTCGGGGACGATTCTCTCGACCCATCACAATTGGTACTCCGATCTTCATCGGCCCTACCGCGTTGTTCAGTATGTTAACGTCGAGGGCCGGATATGGGGCATCGGTATAGGAAAGCAGAATGAGCAGTTTCAAGACATAATCACGACGATCAAACGCCAGAGCCTAGATAACGCGACTCTAGCTAATATGCGTATGTTGGCTGTGAAGAAGCAGTCGGGGATCTCACCGGACGAGCCGATCTTCCCCGGTAAGATATGGTTCCTAGACGATCCCTCTCGGGACGTTCAGGTTCTTCA